ACACGTAAATGTCTACACCGTACAGGTTACCAATCAGACCTGACTCAACGCCACGGCCTCCAACAAAGTCAGAAGACACGTAACGATCAATGCCCATGATTGACTTACGAACAGCAGGAGGAATTACGAGAACTCGTCCATCCATAGGTACGTCAGCATCGTCCATCAGCTTGATAGCCTCACGGAAGCCAAGGTCAGTGAAGTTGTCACCAGTAGCAACAGTGTCATCAGTAAAGATAGTCAAGCCAGTTGCGGCATTGAAGTAGTAGCTGTTGCTGTTTTCCCAATTAGCACCGTCACTAGGAGAAGCAGTACGAGTACCGTCACCAAAGCCAGTAGCGGCGTTAATCAAGTCAGTGTCAACTTGCAGAGCCAGTTGGTAACCAGCGTCTTCAGTGTAGAACTGTCGCAGAGAAGACAGAGCTTGTACTTCTACAATGTCCTCAATCAGACGCGAGTACTCAAAGTGACGGTCTACAGTGACAGTCAACTCTGACTCAAGGTTAGCCTGAATAGTTACTGCGGTAGCTTCTGACTTAGCATTAGCTGAACCACGTACAGGCTTAGGAATGTGAATAACGTCACCCTTCTTGCCGGTCATTGAAAGACGCTTGACAAGGGGAGCCATCTTCAGATTTTTTTGGTAAGCGGCGATGATTTCATCGGACCAAATTTCGGGGATAAAAGTACCCGCCGCAGTTTTGTCTACTACAGCATTAGCTGTAAAATATGCACCAGAGGTTTCACCAGCCATTTTAATTCTCCTTAAGTGTTAGGCTAGCGTACACGACCCTCTGCGTATGCTTTCAGTAATTCGTCTGAAAGACTTTGGTAACGCTCTGGGTCTGTTCGCATAAGTTTAATAATGTCAGCACGACGATAAACTTTCTTGCGTGTCCCTTCTGCTGTTCCGCGAGCGTTGCCTGTGCTAGCTGACTTTAAAGTATTCTTACGTGCCTGTTTTTCAACGTTGGCAGTCTGCTGTGCTACTGATGCTCTCTCTTTCCAGAGATTAAACAGTTCGTCAGCAGAGTCGTAGTCGTACCCTTGGTCTGCCTGAACAAACAACTTTGTTCGGACTTTTGACCCCTTAATCCACTCAGCAAACTTAGGATCTTGCAGTATACTTTCCATATCAGGATGATTGGATTTCAACTGTGAAAGAGTAGCCTGTTGTCTTGCTTGTTGTGTGTAAGCTTCTGCTTCTTTAATCTTAGGGTGATTATCTATAGCTCTGTTAACAGCGTTCTGTGGATCGACAAAGAAATCTACGTCATCGTCTTCTTGTTGCTGTTGTTGAGGTGCTTGTTGGTTTGAGAGTTCTGTCTGAATGTAGTTGTCAACGACCTTCCGTAACTCACCGACTTCCGTACTCTGCTTGCCTGAAAACTTCTCAAGCTCTTGGTGCATCTGCACTAGTTCTTCTACAGATTTACCTTGGTACTTTTCTGGAAGATCAGGCGCTGTTTCTTGAGGTTGTTCCTCTTCTTGAGGAGTCTCTACAGTGTCTGTGGTTAGTTCTTCAGTTGTTTCCGTTGCTTCCTCTTCTGGACGCTCATCAAGTAATTGTGCTCGTGACATAATATAAACTTACCCCGCCTATTATTAAGGTTATGGAGGATTAAAATGGGAAGTGACCTAGGACTAGGATTCCCTGCTAGATCGCCCAGCACTTTCGTGTTCACGTACCCACTTCATGTGTCTGCCGGGAAAGTCCCCAGAGGCACCGTCAAGTACGTGTTGAGTTGCTGAAACGATTTTTGTAGCGTTGGCTCCACATCCGCACCTACTGGATGCAGTATCTCCGTCTACAAATTCTTCAAAGATATGTCCGTTAGTACAGCGAAAATCAAATACTTTAATCATCGCTAACTAGCTCTTGGTAATTAGTATTAGTAGTTGTCTCAAAATTAAGAATATAAGCAAGTACGTTTAGTTGTCCTTTACGTACATACAAATCGTTCTCATCTTTAGTTGCTTCTACACTGTTTATTACAAAAGCGTTTTGTTGTAGTTCTTCGATTAACTGTTTCCAACCAGCGGTGTTAAACAGGTCAAAGTACTTGTTGTAATATTGTTCTGTTTCTTGATCTAACGAGGCCATGTGGTTATCTCTATATATTCTATTATACCATATTTTTGACTAAAAGTCAAATGTTATTTATGGGTATTATCACCGCTTCTTTTTGGCTGTTTTAGCGGCCTTTTTGAAGGCTTTTGCTGTAGGAGCGCCTTTAGATCCGGGTTTACGCATCTTTTCACCAGATCCTGCGGCAATTCGTTTACGTTTAGCGTGAATATTACTGTATAATCCCCTAGCCATTACTTCTTTGCCTTCTTCTTTTTCTTCTTAGGGGGTCTGCCTACTTTAGTTCCGTATGTTCCTTTACCCATTGGCATAGCTATCTCCTTACCATTTAACTTTGTTTGCCCAATAAGCCGCAGAGCATTTCCCCTTGGCTATGTTTTTAGCGTGACGGGCCTTAAAGGACTTACGCCTCGCCTTTTCTTTAGGAGTCTTAGGATTTTTCCCAGCACCACTAACTCCTTGTTGTCCAAATCGAATGGTTTTAACACTGCCGTCTCCACACTTAGCCACAACTACGTGCGACTTTGTAGGGTGCTTAGGCGTCCTCTTTGGCTTGTTGTACCCGCTTACCCCTGCTCTTGCTAGTCGTGGGTCTTTTTTGTTCGGCATTAGACCGCTCCTCCTTCTGGTGCTGGGCCAACACTTGGTCCTCTAGGTCCTTGACCTTGGACTCCAGTTGGTCTAATCGACTGAACTGGTCGCTGAACGCTTGGTTGATTTGGTCGAGGAACTTGGTCATTTCGGTTTGTGTCATTAGCATTAGGACGTTTTCCTTGTATTTGTCTTTCTTTAAGCAGGGCGTCTGCTACTTTTAAACGGCGTTCAAACTCCTTGTCTTCTTCATCTCCTTCCTTAAGATTCCGTGTAATTGCTTCCAGTTTTTCGATTTGCAGTTCTTCTGGTAGCAACTGTGTTTCCATAGCGTATTTAGACGCTCTAGCTTGAGACTCAGCAGCTTGTGCGGCAAGAGCAGCAGTTTGACTTTGTTGAAACTCCATTTGAGATTGTTGTGCTGCTTGAGCCATTTGTTGTGCTTGTGGGTCAGGCTGTCCTGCTTGTTGCATAGCTGCAATAAGTTCCTCACGGTTACTGAGGTTCATGTTGTCGATAATACTTTGGATTAACACAGGATACAGTGGACTGTCTTGCTTCATTGTCTGTAAGAGTTGCACCAACTGAGTAACTTCGTACTCGCGAGCAATGATGCCCAGAGTACTCGTAGCGTTAAACTTGTAGTCAGCTACGGGGTAGTTCTCAGGGTCAAACTGCATATACCTATGTGCCGCCTTGGTTACAAAAGGCAACAAGAACGACTGCTGGAAGTTAATCAGTGTACGCTTGTGACGCTTGATAATAGCGCCTAGCGACATACTTATGCCTGCGGCTGTGGCTTCTCCGTTAACCTGTCCAGCAATACCAGCGGAGTCAACGGCTCCTGTAGCTTGCTGTACCATTTGCTGAAGGCTTGCAGCTTGTGCAAAAGTAATTTGACCAACTTGTCCAAAGTTGAACGGTTGAAGTACTTCACGAGGATCTCCGTTAGTTAGGATCATTTTACCGGGACGGACCTCTGGTCTAGCCCCTCTGGGAAGCCGTGTAGCGTCAATAGCAAGCATCGGGTGAATCGTGAGGCTAAGGGCATCAATACGTGCTCGTAGCTCTGTGTCAAGCGCCTTTTGGCTATTGTAGCCTTTCTCGCATACTCCTCTTCCCCAGAAGCGTCCGGGTACTACGTCCCACGGGAACGCAACAACAGGACGGTCTTTCATCATGTACGGGTTAGCTTCTGCCTTCAAGAGCGTACCGCCGTTAGCAATAACTACGATAGCTTCTACGTACTTAGAGTCTTCTTCTACGTCTACGTCTTCAGCCTCTAGCAACTCACGAGGCACTAGACCGTAGTACTTAGTCAAACGTACTTTGTCGTCGTTGTAAATCGTGAGGTCTTGGTCAGGCTCTAGGTCTGCGTCAGGTGCGGCTGACTCAATCAGGGCTTCTCTGTACACTCCCTGTTCTTGTAGTAGCTCTACGCTGTGCTTGGACACAAACTCGTCAATAGCCACACCCATAGCGTCATCTATTGACGTAGCCACAGGGTCAATCAAAAAGTTTTGAGGCAACACTGGCTTTAACTTGACTACAACCCTGTCGGTAATGTTGACACCTACAGCAGTCAACTGTCCATCCATGATGGGCTGTGTAGCCGGGGCCATTTCTTTGATTTCTTCCAAAGTGATCTCACCAACACCCGTGCCAAACACAGCAGAGTTAATTAAGCACTCAGCAACAGCCTTACGGATCTTGCAGGACTCAAAATCTTCTGTTAGTTTTTTTCGGAGATACAGTATGTCCTGCTTTTCTGGGTCATTGGTATCGTCAGTAATATCAAACCACTTGCCTCTACCAAAGGTGGCTTCTTCTAGCTCCGCTACGTTAGATTCTACAGCTTGTTGAAGAGCAGGAGAGATAATGCGAGAACGTTCAGACGCTCTTTCGGAGTCAGCAGGATCCCATTGACCTCGCCATAGCCTATAGTATTCTTCAAAACTTTGTTCATAGTTTGACTCATAGTGATCTCTCCAGTTTTCACACTTGGTAATCACCCACTCTTCCAACGACTCCTCAATCATCAAAGGGTCTTGGCTATAGATTTCTTCTGCCATCGGTTAGGTTCCTTAAAGTACGGCAACAGAGTACCCTAGTGTAAAAAACACTACAGCACTAATTGCGTATATTCCGTAGGTATTAAAAGGTCTGAAAACTTTCATCTAATATCCTGCTACTACATCTAGTATTTCGTGGTTATCTATTTCAAAGTCATAGCTATAAGCTACCTTAGCCAACTGATCTATGTACGCCAGTGCGTCAACTAAGTCATCGTGGGTTAATGGATCTGGAAACTGAAACAGTTGATCTAAAAATCTACTGTTCCATTCTCCTTTTCTTAAGGTTATATACCTGTTTTCAAACCTTCCCTGTAGCGCCCACATTACCCTGTCAGTTTTCTTTTTATTACCGTGAGTTAATTCTTCGACTCTAAAAAACTGACCGTATCGTTTTTGTAAATCCATTAAAGGACTCATTACAGCTTGCTTTGCGATGCCTCTTTCAATACCAACGCTGACGGGTCTGTAGTCTCTAACGGCCTGAAAAATCTTGGCGGCAGTCTCGTTAAGCTCCCACCGCCCATATATAATGTTATCAACGTACCAACCATCAGTACCAACTTTAACGACAGCGATTGCGGTTTCATCTAGTTTAGTATTTTTTGTTCGTTTTTTGTTTACTTCTTCAAAGCCAGCCAAGTCGACAGCGATGTAGTAGTCTCCCTCTTCTGGCTCTTCTCCAAAGTTGACCCAATCTTCTTTGAACATCTCTGAGCCTCTGGCTTCAAATGAGGCCATGAACTCTTGTCTAAAGGCGTAACTCGACATTGATTTCTTCGCCATGTCGATTTCAGATGCGTCCAAGATTGGGTTATCGTAACTGGTGAAATGCCAGCCCCTGTAAGTCTCATCGTCACCTAACTCTGCGTACTTGTACAACTCGTAAAAGTGGTTCCTGCCCATAGGCGTACCTATGAACAACGCTGATCCCTTTTGGTCAGCTAGTGCTGGACGGAGGATTTGCTCCCATACGTCAGGTTTCATGTCTGCGTACTCGTCCATCACGAGAAACTTCAAGGACACACCACGCATTGTCTCAGGCCTGTCGGCTCCCTTGAGACTAATCGTGGCCCCGTTGACCAGCCTGATCTGCAGATTGTTAATATGTGATCCTGCAATCACAGGGTGTCCTAGCTCTAAGAGGGTCTGCCACATGATATCACGGGCTTGTCCCTGCGTAGGCGCTACGTAAAAAACGTGTCCTTTGTCGGACTGTAGGGCGTTGATAATCAACATCCAAGCGGCTAGGCGGGACTTCCCTGTCCGACGCCCAGCGGCTACTACTTTGAACCTAGTAGGATCAGAGTATACTTCTTGTTGCCACGGTAGTAGCTGTACATTAAGGTCGGTCAACCTTTAGTTTTCCCACCCCGCGTCGTTCTCGTCGTAAACACCGTCGTTGTTAGTATCACAGGCGTAGTTCCACGAGATCATATCAAAGGTCAAACCTTCGTGCCACGGAACATAAGCTTCACACCATGCGTGTGAGCCTACTGTCATATCGTCAGTGCCGTCTTCGTCTGCAACGTAGTCACGCTTTGACCAAGGATCTTGAGCGTAAAAAAAAGTATCTTCGTTACCCATTAGTTTACGCTTAAACATTGTACCAGCTTCAGTGCTGATGTAGATTTCTTGACCTTCTTCCAGCGTGTACGTAGATCCATCGTCATAGTTAATGACAGTTTGACCAAAAGCGGCTGATGAAAACAGAAAAAGAGAGGCTAATAGATATTTCATTTAGTTGTTTCTCCTGAGTCTTTAATAGAGTTAATTGCTTCGTTAAA